AACCTTCTCATCATCAACGCTTTCACCAAGAAACTCTTCAAAGTTCTCAGCAATCTTTAGTTCATATGTTTCAACATTCTGTAGCCTATCGATAAACTTATCAAACTGATATAGGTCAGTCTTATTGACAACCAATACTTTGATGGACTTATGTCGATATTGCTCTACATCTATACTATTATAACATATTTTCTCATCATTGTAAATGATTTTTTCGAACATTGTAATAGGGTTACGTACAGGTGTGAGCTCTCTTGTTTCAGTATCAAGTATATGGAAGAACTTTGGATCATCAACATCACTCCACGTAAACTCCATCTGAGAACCAAGATAGTGAACATTACCTTTGCTCGACTTCGTATGGAAGTGACCTGACATAACTGTTTCGAAACGTTTAAATAAATCTGCTGTCATACCATGTGGATTAGGCATACCTTTATACATATCAAATCCTAGTAACTCAAGATGAGCACCAAGAAACGGAGCTTTACAGTTGGCAATAAAGTCGGTGTACTCTTTATAATTAGCGTTATTAATCCATGGCACGACAGCTACACCTAGACCATCATAGTCCAATACAGTTGGCTTCATAATGATATTAACATTGGAAGTAAAATATCCGAGCAACTCTTTGAGAGAACACAACTCATTAGTATTTTTATAAAACACATCATGATTACCAGGTATAATATCCATAGTAATATCATTATCCCGAAGAGGTTCCAAGAAAACTTTACGATTCTGATTAAGTGCTTTAAAATTGACAAACTTTCTATGCTCATAGTAATCACCAAGATGAAGTATATTCTTAATATTATGTTCTTTCAAATAAGGAAAGAATATTTCTGAATAGAATCGTTCTTGATAGTTTAAGAATATATCTGATGAGTTACGTACACCACAATGTGTATCATTTAAAATAGCTACTTTCATATTATACCATAAATAATTCTAGTTTCTTTGCTTCAGCTTTCTCTTCCTTAGCAAACTTTTTAACAGCTTCGTCTTTTACTCTGATTGTATCAATACGGCTTTTCAGTGTATCAACATATGCTTGAGTATCTCCCGCTGCCTGTTGATCCATACCCATATCCATAAACTCTTCAATACCCATACGTTCAATAAATTTTAATTTAATATCCTGTTGCTTCTTTTCTTTTGTGATACGTCGAATGAATGCAAAGAAACAAATCTGAGTAAAATATGAGAATGCATTAGGATTACCAGTACGTGTGGCTGTTTCAATCTTATAGTTACGAATAGCTCTTAAACAGTTTTCGACTGCATCCATTACCATTTCATCTCGATAAGTATACCGAACGAAGTTCGGTCTGTGAGACAGTCCTTCGGATATTTTCATAAAGCACGTTGCAATATAATCAGTTACCTTTGGTGGTACTTGATCTTTTTCAATTGCATCATTAACTGATTTGACATAATCAACAACAGCATAAGAGAACTGCTTATTGTTTACATAATGTGGCTTTTCTTTCGGTTTGAGTTTTTTTGTTGTCATATAGGTTTCCTCCATAATGTTGTATATTATAACATAGTTTAAAGAAAATGTATATAGGAAAATAATTAAAATAATGGTTTACATTTGGGTGAAACTATGTTATAATAATAGAACTACCGGGGAGGTTAAGGGTATACCACAATTAGTGCATGGTATCTTTATTGTTAGGAATAAGATTAGGAGTATCGTCTGTTTCATCATCAGGTGGTTCACTTAAGTCTTTATCTAATGATATCGCAAATTTAAGATATGTTTCTTTAATTGATGTAGCAACATCTGCATGTGCGATAATCATTGATTTATCAATGGTAAATGTATTACTTAATGAGAGGTCAAACCAAGGTACAAGTTGATAAGAATCATTTTTATGTTTATTACTCTCAACCCTAAATGGCCGATCTACCACAAAATTAGTTTCATTGTGGTTTGCAACTAAACCGATAATCTCATCACCATTCATAAGTTTAAACTGACGTATGGCTAAATCTTGTATTGCTTCTTGTATTTCGCTCATATTTTTATCTCATATACCTTGTATTTAAACTTCTCTTTACTATATATCTTTATTCTTTCAGCCGCATGATTTAATGTATAATTCTTTTTACTCTTCCAATGTAGGTCATCAGCAATATCATATACCTTTGTAGATTTGCCATCGGTTGACTTACGTAATCCTCTACCAATTGACTGCAGTACTCTAACCTGAGACTTCGAAGGTGAAGCAAAGATTATATTGTTTAGTCTCTTTATATTTATACCTGTCGAAAACGTACCAACCGAAGCTACAATAATTGCATCTGATTCACCTTCAGTAATAGCTCGTATATTTTCTCTATCGTCCACTCCTGTTTCGCCAGACACATAGAACAGCTTACGATTTGTTCTACCCATTTCTTCTAGTTTCTTTGTTAATAAATCATGCAATGGTTTACCATGTTTATCGACATACTGAAAGAGTATAAGAGTATTCCCATCTTGATCTAATGCTAGCTTTGATATAAACTGATTACGAGGATCATGCCTTACAATAAAGTCCATCTCTTCTTGATACGTTACCTTTGAGATCTGTTTACAATATTCGTCAGCATACTTTAATAGTAATACCGATACATCTAAATCAGCCAAATCCTTTGAATCAATCAAAGCCTTAGTTGTAGTCACCTTATGTACTGGGCCAAACAAACCTTCTAATACCAACTGATGAGTCTGTGTTCCATCTAAAGTACCAGTCGTACCAATTCTATATTTAGCATTACCACACTTTTCAAGTATTGCAGTTAATGACTTAGCTGTAAAGTTATGTGCTTCATCACCTATAACCATACCAAAGTCTTCGAACCATGGTGCTCGTTCTTTGAATATAGATTGCCATGTGCTAATGACTACACGTTGCTTTATATCATACTTCTCTTTACCACCATAAATCCTATGGCAATTCTCATCTACACTCCATTCATCATATTGACTATAATCACCAAAGTCAGAATACATTTGTTCTACAAGTGAAGTAGTTGGAACGATTAATAAGATATTACCCTCATCATATGTGCTCAGATAATATCGAATAGCCATGTATATGATTAATGATTTACCAGACGCAGTTGGTGAAAGTAATAAAGATTGTCTATTACTTAAGGCATGATGTACTGCCTCTTGCTGATATTCCCTTGCTTTAATTTGATTACCACCAGCTGTAATGTGTAGCTCATTTAATAATGCAGGAACATCTATATTCTCTGTTATATCAGGACGACCATAATAATCATTATTCTCTACAGCTATTTCATAATCGCGAGCTGCAGCAAACTCTTTAAGATATTTAAATAACCCAGTATATAATTGTTTAGTACGAAGATCATATAATCGTATCTTACCATCCCACATACGATTCTTATACGCAGGCATAAACTTATATCCTGGCACATAAAAACAAAAATGATCTGATAACTCTTTTTCTATACCAGCATCGGTTTGTATATAAAGAAATACATGATTTAATTTGGTTACAGTAATTCTATCCATTCTTACTCATATAATCATCAATTGCTGCTTTGATCGCATCTTCTGCCAATACAGAACAATGTATCTTGACGGGTGGTAAAGCAAGTTCTTCAGCAATTTCCATATTCTTTATAGTCTTTGCTTGATCTAATGATTTACCTTTTACCCATTCAGTGAGCAATGATGACGATGCTATAGCCGAACCACAACCATAGGTTTTAAACTTAGCATCTGTTATTATATTATCATCTCCAACTTCTATTTGTAATTGCATCACATCACCACACGCTGGTGCACCTACCATTCCAGTACCAACGTTTTGATCTTCTTTATCAAGCTTTCCAACATTTCTTGGATTTTCATAATGATCTATAACTTTATCGCTATATGCCACTTGTGAACTTCCTCCATTCAATTATGTTCTTTATGTTTTGATGTCGCCACTTAATATTTTCTAATATCTCTTTTAGTATTTTATCAACCTCTTCAAGATATTCTATCTTTGCTTGTGCTTCTTGTATAACAGGATCTGAATCATAGAACTTATCCATATCACCTTTGAGTACAGTCAATCCATTTAAAGGATCATACTCCCAGCCAAGCTTATCTAATTCTTCTTTTGATAATTTGCCGTTATAGTGTAACCATTTGTTTTTAAGTAATACTTTAAACTCTGATTCTTTTCTTTTTAGAGTAAGCTTATTTACACTCATAAGCTCTAAGTATTTACCATGTAGTTTTGCCGAATCACGAGAAGATTCATCGAGTTGCATTTCATCTATTATAGAATCTTTTTGCCACATTTCTAAAATGGACTTTAAATCAATCATATAGTCGTACCTTTTCAATCAGTGTTATATTATATATATCAGTAAGAACTAGAGCTTCCAGTACTAGCTAGTGCAGCACCTTTGTAATCACCTAAACATTCAAAATAAGTATACTTAAAAGTTACCTCAGCAGTTAAATATTCAATATCAGTTGTACTTGTGTCAAACTCTAATCCAGATAATGCTGTTGGAAATATGTCTCTAAACTGTATTTCCTTAGCCTTATTGTTGTGTGAATTTAATATAATGAGTGATGCATCTGACATAAGTTCATTCATAGGTTTATTCCCATTAACTATATCATGCATCCAATTAAATGTTTCAATGTAGTTTTCCATATCCTCTGTCACATTAAATCGTACAGTTAAATCATCAAAGTTAATACGATCACCCATGAAGCCAATGTTAGCACCTTTATATGGCACTGGAGCTTCGGTCATACTAATACTCGGTAAACCTGCAGCAGTACAAAAGTATTCTAAGTTTGGATATTTATTATAATCTATCTTTAATTGAAAGCCAGCAGGGCTTAAAAAGTTTTTGTTTGATGTAACAGGCATAGTGTCCTCCGTTACTATTATTTATACATAAAAAAAAGGGAACCCGAAGATTCCCTTTTAATTGTATTAAAAACCTCTAACTTAGATGTTAGCGATTTTATTAATACGGAAGTATTGGTTAGTACGACGTGTGCCTGCACCAGCTGCAGTACCAACAAATGGATTTTGTTGAATGCCGTAGCGAGTTTTAAAACCAATTTTAGGTTGGAAAGTATTCTCACCAACTGCTTTAACCATAGTTAAAGGAACGTATGGGCAGTAGAACAAACCTGCATCATATGTATTAGAACCTTTGTAACCTACAGTAGCGTAGTCAGCAGAAGCATAAGGATCAACATATACTTTCAAGCCACTTTTCAAAGTACCAGCAAAAGTATTCTGTGAAGGATCCACATTCAAACCATTTGCAGCAGTACCATCTAAGTAGTTAAGCATACCTGAAGCAGCTAATGCAGATGCAACGTTACTTGAACAGATTACATAGTTACCTTTACCACGACGTGTGTCAATAGCGATTTGATTAGCTTCTTTTTCTAAAGCAAAGATCAAACCTTGATATCGCTCACCACCCCAACGGCCACCACCTACGTCAATAGATGAACCAGTAGTTAAGTCGATTTTACCTTTAATGGCACCAGAAATACCAACACGTGCCAAGTCATTAACTGTTTTAACAACTTCACGGTTAATTTCAGCAAGAATTTCTTGTGAAAGAATGTTGGCCAATTCGCTTTCTGCATCTAAACCATGGACAGCTTTAAGATCTTGAGCCATTTCCATAGTGTATTCTGCACGTAATGCACGAGATTTAGCAGTAACAGTTGCTTTCTCGATAGTGAAACCCATATCAGCAATAAGGTCTTCGCTCTCAATATTGAGAGTAGTATCACCAGTACCAGAAGTTGCAACACCAGAAGTTACTTGTAGTGTTACCAGACCTTCGGCAGTAGTTGCAGCTGAACTACCAGCACTACCAGCAGCGTTTGTGGTAAATGTGTAACCAACATAACCAGCTTCTGAGGTGTTGTGTATTGATGCAATCGATCCACCAGGTTGAACATCAACAACTACATAAGCAGTAGAGTTGGTTGCAGCACTACCAAGAACAGTATCAGTACCAGCTTCGCCGTCACCTACTGCATGAGTACCAGCACCAGAGAAGTCTGTATCAGCTTCGTTGAATAATGCTTCAGTATCAGTACTAAGTACAGAAGTACGTGAGGCAACAGCAACATTAC